GGGGCTGGCTTGCCTTTAGGGGCTGGCTTGCCTTTAGGGGCTGGCTTGCCTTTAGGGGCCACCGTTGTAAATGCATTCTTTACAGTAGCTGGGGTTTTGGGTGTGGTTGCCATGGTGTTTGCCTTACATGCCCCTAAAAGCAGGGGCTTTGCTGGGCCAGCGGGTTTGCTGGCTTGCCACTATTGTATGCCACCGAATTGCGAAATGCCGGGTTTAGTTGTAACAGTGTGTAACAGTGCTTGCGCATGTATGCGCAATGGCTTATATAAGCGCCCGCTTATATAAGGCAGTCCTTATATAAGCGGTCGCCTATATTCGCTAGCCCCGCTTCGTCGAACTCGACGTCGGAAGTGGAGGACGTCGAGCTCGACGGCCGAGGGCTGAAGGTTCGTCGACATCGACGGCGGAGGTCTGGGGGCGACGTCGGAAGGTTCTCGCACGGGTCGTCGACGCCCTAGCGATGTCTGAACCACGCGCGCAAGTCGGAGAGCCTCGAAGTCGACGGCGGAGGTGGGGTCCCCGTCTGTCGTCCGCGCCCGAGTCGGAGAGACGAAGCTTCGGTGGGGTCCATGTCTGTCGTCCACGCGCAAGTCGGAGAGACAGGGCTCCTCTTCTAACTTTGGGTTCGGCAGTCCGCGCTCACTCTTCTAACTTTGGGTTCGGCAGGTTGTGGCGTCGGGCCGTCTGCTAGCCACCCCCTTTTAGGGTGTAGCCGCCCAGAATGGAGGGCGTAAGCACTTGCGAGGTAACGGGGTAACGGGTAACGGGGTGGTTTTGGGTTGGTTTGTAGGGTCGCGCGCACACACACAGGGGCGCGTAGCACACATACATTGCTTTTTACATTATCCTCGTTACCTCGTTACCCCCGTTACCTTCACGCCTAAGCCGTTGTTTTATATAGGTTTTGAGGTAACGGGCAAGGTAACGGGGTAACGAGGTGGTTTACACCTTCCCCCTAAATTTGCCCCATTCTTTCGCCATATCCAAGCTATTCCACTCATTTTCCAACCCGTAAAGTGCCCAGAGTCGCTTTGGCTGACCCTCCACTTTGACCAGCCGCCACCAAAATCCGTATTCTCGGAGCATCTGTCCCATGGCATTTTTCAGCGCCGGTGTAACCCGCCCCATTGGATCATCCGATACATACGCGTGGGCCACCGCTTCTGGAGTGAGCACCCGCGCACCACGAAAGATTGGAGGCAGCACCTGCTCAGGGTCTTCCCGCAATAGGCGCACCCACTTTTCCAGTGGGCTACGTGTCGCGTCCGTAACCAGCTCCTTATCCGCAGTCTCCGGCGCCCATCCATTGGGGTCAAAGCCCGTGAGGTCGTACCCAAGAAGATAGTCATATAGCGCCGCCTGTCCCTCCACACTATTTGCCCATGCGAAGTACGGCACCCATACCCCAGGGTCACGGCAGATGTTGGTACGCTCCCCAACGCGCAGCACAAGGCAGCGCCTGTCCCCCTCATCCAACTTGATGGCGTCCGCGTAGTTGCTCGTGGTAATCAAGTTGATGTGGTTGTTCACCGTGTATTCCCCTTTGCCCTTGCCGTTGACGGTGAGTTTGGGGGCGGTGGTCAGCATCTTGATTTTGTTGCCTATGGCCAGCCCGTCGCGGTCGTTGCCGCCGTGTAGCTCGTCCAGGTTGATAAACTGCTTGGTGGCGTAGACTTCGTTGAAATCGGAGGCGATGCGCTCGCGCCCTAATTGAATGCCATTGTCGCCATAGATGCCCAGCAGTGGAGTCAACAAAGCGTTCTTGCCGCCGCCGGGTGGGCCGTACATGTGGATGTATGTGTTCATCTTCGCACCAAGGTTCTGTAGCGGGTAGGCCAGCCACTGGCACAAGTAGCGGCGCAACCCTTGGGCGGGTACGCTGCGGGCCAGCAGGGCGCTCCACAAGGCCGTAGACCCGGCCTTTGGCTGCACACCCATACCGCGCCACAGGTTTAGGTATTCACCATCGACCAACGCAGCGCCCCCGGGCGTGTATTCCATCCGCTCCACACTTCTCCTGCGCTCCCACGTCAACCAAGCCTTGGGCACGTTGACCTGCACTTCGGCATCCCCACGCTCCACCCATGCAACATAGTGGGCGTAGTTCATGTCGGTAAACTCGGCCTTGCCCATCATCGTGCCAGTTTCCTGCTCCACCACCCGCTTGATGTTGCGCACCACCACCACTTCCGCGTTCAACTGGAGCTTGAGGGTGTCCATCTCGCTCATTTCAACGGGTGTTTCCTCCCCATTCTCCAACCAAGCCGCCGCATACTCGTACCCATGGTGGGCGCAAAAGTCGTCAAACCCCCACTCGCTCCCGTCTACGGGATTGCGGGGTAGCAGGTGATGCAGCACGTCAACGCCACAAATGAGCTTCATGCGCTCCGCAAAACGGCGTACCGCAAGGGCCACGTCATCATTCGTGGCGGCATCGCTGTCGAAGATGACCACACACCGGAGTTTCTTTGCCTTCCACGGCAGGTCTTTTAGCTGGGACACGAGTGCAATATCGTGCTTCTTGCTGCCCCAACCCCACACGCCATTCAACCCCACCGAATAAGTCCCGCACTTGGCCCCGTTGATGGCCTTCAAACAAGACTCGTGGATGTAGATGGTGGACTCCGCCTCGATGGCCGTCCAGTCCAGTGTGGGGTCCAGGTAAGCGGCGGGGGCTTCCTTGGCGGGGCAAAACATCTTGATGCGCTTGGTGGGCACCAACGCGGCGAAGCCCCGCGGCGTGCTGGGCGTGGTAGATATGAGCCGAGCGCTCCACCAATCTATGGGCTCCCCCTGCATGTCGAAGTGGGGGAACACCACGCACATCCGCTCATCGCTTGTAAGCCCTATGTCGTGGGCCATACCTATCGTGAGCCCACGCGCTTCAATGTCCTCCGTCCCAACGCCGCGGTCGGCAAGGTATTTGTACACCCCGTTCAACCCTAGCTCGGTGACCATGCTGGTCATTTGAATGTCACTGTATCTCGTCTCCACTGATCACCCCTTGTATGCGGGCGCGCGGGCATATATAATTACCATGTTCACCCTAGTTGCTGGTTGATTGAATCAAAGCCCCACGCCTTGTCAGAGGTGTTGGGGCTTTTCCACACCCCAGTATTGGGGCGCGTGCCCTAGTGTAAGCGGGCACCTACAACAGCGCAATAAAAGATAACTTGCATGTCCCACCCAGCCGTGCATAATGGCGGCGTGCCCCAACCCGGCGGCACCTTGAAACCCTATAAATGCCGACTAGCGCGGCTACGGAGTTAGAAAATGATTGAGCAATACGGCCCCTGTGTACGAGTTGAGCACAAGCGCGGCCCCTACCCAAGCTGGGATTTGTGCGTTCAAGTGGTGGACGCCAGCGGCAACTGGGAGACCAAGGCCACGTTTAACGACATGGCTAGCGACATGGCCTACACCAACGCCCGGGAATATGCGCAGCACTGCCGCCGCACATTGATTGAAGGAGAGCGAATTGCTTGAGCTCATCACCCTAGCAGCGCTGGTGTGGTTCGCCGCACCCGTGGTTTTTGACGGCATAGCCGCCCTGTGGCAAGACCTTTGGAGTAAGAAATGATTAACGACACTACGCGCACCTATCCACGCACGCTGGAACAAGCCTTCCCCACGGGCAATGCCCGCATGGCAGCAATTGAAGTGCCCACGCCACCCCACCCGCATGACCGCATTGTGGTGTGGAGCAGCGCGGCTGCGCTGATGATCCTCGCCTCATCTTACTTCTGGAGCTAAAGTGAACTTCAAACCAATGCTGAGCGCAGACGCCAGCAACATTGACCTGACCACCTTGCGGTGGCCGCTGCTGGTCAGCCCCAAGTTGGACGGCATCCGTTGCGTGATTTGGGAAGGCGTGGCCTACAGCCGGAATGCCAAGCCCATACGGAACCGTCACGTGCAGACGTGGGCCGCCGACTACCACAACCTGGATGGAGAGCTGATTGTGGGCAGCGCCACAGACCCCCACTGCCTGAACATTACCCAGTCCGGGGTCATGTCCGCAGACGGCGAGCCGGACTTTACCTACCACATCTTTGACGCCCCGGAGCGCCTGAAGCCTTACGACTTTGTCACGAGCCTACTGCATGTCACAGATGAGCACACGGCGCAAGACCCCCGCTTTGTCGAAGTGCCACACACGCTGGTGGACACCCTTGCGGAAATGCTTGACCTGGAGGAGAAATACCTATACCAAGGCTACGAAGGTGTGATGCTCCGCCACCCAGAAAAGGCGTACAAGTACGGACGCTCAACGCTGAAGGAGGGCGGGCTCATGAAGCTCAAGCGATTTCAAGACGGGGAAGCTGTCGTTACAGGCTTGGAAGAAGGCACGCGCAATGCAAACCCGCTCGAAAGAGATGAGTTGGGAAGAGCAAAGAGGACTACCCACAAGGAGAATCTTGTCCCAAACGGAATGGTTGGGGCTATCCTCGTCACCTGCCCAACGTGGGGAGCTCTCCGGGTGGCCCCGGGCGTCATGACCCATGCCGAGCGCACCCTGTTTTGGAACTACCCAGACGCCATAGTGGGCCGCACTATCCACTGGCGCAGCTTCGGCTACGGGGTAAAAGACAAGCCCCGCTTCCCACGCTTCTACGCCCGAAAGGATGAAGAATGAAGCCTAAGTTTCCATGGTCGCTCTGGTACTGGACCAATGCCGACGAGAACCTGCTTGACCTCACACCTGACGAGCTCTACATGTTTAAGGAGCTCGGCAACCTACTTTGACCACATGGTCAAGCCGCTGCCAGTCGGCCACTGGCGTTTCAAACTATGTAATATCATGAAGCACACCAAGTCAATTGTCGCCTTGTCCCTCATCGCAGTAAGCTCGGCGAGCTTCGCGTTTGGGGACACTACCCTGAACTCCCCCACGGCAGTCGCTGGCGCGGTGGCAGGTGCCGGAGCCATTTCGGGTTCCAGCGCCACGGCCAACCCCGTATCGGACTCTAAGTCCAGTGCGGGGGCCAGCGCCACGCAGAATCAAACGCAGACCTCTACGGCCACGTCCAACAGTGGAGGCAACACCACGACCTCTACGTCCAACAGTGGGGGCAATACCCAGACCAACGCGGGCAACAATGCCAGCCAGAGTACGAACGTCAATGTGGAGGCGGAAAAGACATGGCGCACCGCCGCGTCGGCCACCGCAGCCGCACTGACCAGTGCCAACGGAACCTGTATGGGCAGTTCCAGTGTGGGGGCGCAAGGCACCTTCGGCCTGTCGTTTGGCACCACGTGGACTGACGCAAGTTGCGACATCCGCTACGATGCACAGGCACTCGCCGCCATGGGCATGAAGGCAGCTGCCACTGCGCGACTGTGCCAGAAAGCGGAGATTGCCGCAGCCATGGAGCAAGCCGGTACACCGTGCCCCACCAAGGCGGAAGTGAAAGTGGCTCAGACGGCAGCCGCAGCCCCTAAGTCCGTGGCAGGGTACACCGGCAATGACCCTATCGTGCTGAAGCGTCTGGGCTACACGAACTAAGCTGTACAGTCTGTAACCATGATCAGCTTGCGTCCCTTGCTGACATGGTTACAGTTACTACATGGCGCTTTTGCCATACCTAGCTAGGAGTTACAAGTGAAAGCATTGATTACATGCAACTGGTCCGACTACGTGGTGGAAGCCACAGCAGCAGAAATTGAAACCTTTATGGGGGTTATGGGCAAAATGCGCAAGGTGATGGATGATGCCCGCAGCGATGAGGGCCGTGCTATCAGCCACACGGCGGAGCGACCTGACTTGCGTGTGGCGTTGCTGCCGGGCTTCACCACCATCACCATCCACACCCCAGGAGAATGACATGAGCAGCACCAAGCTATCAAGCCCCCGTGTGCTGCGCACGGGCAGCCCCCTGCACCTGGAAAGCATCCGCACCGTGGCACCCGCCGTATTTGCGCAGGAGCCGCACGGCAGCCGTGGCGCACGGTACCTGTACGTGCCCACAATCCAACCGCTCCAGACCCTACTGGACAACGGCTGGGGCGTGTACGAAGCCAGCCAACAGCGTAGCCGCGCCGCCGACCGCGACCCCTACACTAAGCACATGCTGCGGTTGCGCAAGTTGACCGACTTTAACAGCGACGCCTGGAAGGGTGACGGCGTGCCGGAGGTTATCTTGATTAACGCCCACGACGGCACCGCCGCCTACCACATGATTGCGGGGTACTTTCGCTTCATCTGCTCCAATGGGATGATGGTCGGCAACAAGATGGCGGGCTTCAAAGTACGTCACACCGTGGGACCACAAACCACCGTGGAAGTGCTTGACGCCGCCGAGCGCACCGTGACCCAGCGCTTCCCCCTTATGCTGGAGCACGTGGACGCTATGCGGGCCATGGAGCTGAGCAGTGGAGACCAAGAGGAGTTTGCCGCCACCGCGCTGAAGCTACGGTACGGCGACACGTTGGCCCCCTTCCAGGCCAACGCGCTACTCACCGCCCGCCGCACCGCTGACGAAGGTGCCAGCGTGTGGAAAGTGCTGAATCGCATCCAGGAGAATGTGATGTACGGAGGATGGGAGACACGGAGTACCATGTTTGCTCGCCGATCCCAGGTGCGGGCCGTGGAGCGGGTGTCCGCAGTGACCAAAATCAATGGCGGTATTTGGGACCACGCCACCAAGTTGATTGGTGCCTGAACCCACTTGCGTCCAACCCTGCACCGTGGCACAATAGCTGCCCGGTGCAAGTTTTCTAGTTAAGGAACATGTGAAGCATTTGTTTGACCATCGTGGGGTGCTGCTCAGCGTGGACTACACCCCCGGCCCTGTGATTGAGTTCCACAGCGTACACGCCACAGACCATGTTTACCGCACAGTTGGTCCCGATTTGATGCCACTGCTGCACGACACGCTGGTGCGCATGAGCGAAACCACAGACACTGTGGAGTGCCAAACCTTTCTTTCCTGCATCGTTGACGACATAGAGGCAAGCCATGGCCCTAAATGACTTACCCCTAAAGATAATTGCCAAGGTGCAGGCGGGCAAGTCCGTCACCCCCAGCGAACTGGGCACTCTAATTGACATTGCCAAACTGCGCGAAGCCACCCGCCTTGCCGCTGACAAGCACGCCGCCGCCTGCAAGGCTGATGAGCAGCTTGTCAAGCTGGCTGTGATGGCCGCGCTAAATGAGCAGGAAGTGCGGGGCGCTGCTGGGCGAGAGTTCAGCGCCACCATTAAAACTGACGAGGTGCCCACAGTCAAAGACTGGACCCTATTCTACGAGTACATCAGAGCCAATGATGCATTCGATATGCTGGAGCGCCGACCCAGCAAAGCCGCAGTAAAAGCGCGGTGGGATGACGGCAAAAGCGTCCCCGGGGTTGATAAATTCCCTGTTGACAAGTTACTATTTTCCAAATTGAAAGGCTAGACCTACCATGGCATTTGCAACCAAGGGGGCACCCCCCAACAAAACCGCTCAAAAGGCACCTGTGAGCGCCGCACGTGCACCAGTGGCACCCACCCCTGCCCTGCGCACGCAACCCGCTCAGGACATTGCCCTGCCCGCCGACCTTATGGCCGAACTGGCCGGTGCCGCTAAGGACGCCGCCGCCAAGGAGCGCCCCGCAGTGGGCCGCATCAGCCTCAAGTCTGGTGTAATGTCCTACCAAGGCAACGCCATGCCCGACAACGCTATGGAAGTAGTGATTGTGGGAGGCAGTTACCGGAACGTGTGGTACGCTGGGCGTTACGACTCTGACAACATAGTTAACCCAAGCTGCTTCGCCCTGGCGGCCGCTGAGGAAGACCTTGTGGCCCACGAGAATGTACCGGACGACAATGTGCCCGGTGATTCGGACGTTGCCTCACGCGACCCCGACGGCAGCCCGCGAGCTTGCAAGGGCTGCGCCATGGGCGAATGGGGGAGCAGCCCCACTGGCGGACGGGGCAAGGCGTGTAAGCAGACCCGCCGCCTGATTTTGCTGCCCGCCGATGCGCTGGAGAGTGGCGAGCCCGATGATGTGCTGAAGGCAGAGATGGCGATCCTTGACGTTCCAGTTACCAGCGTCAAGAATTACGCAAATTTGGTCAGTACGTTGGCGGCTACCCTGAACCTGCCAGTGTGGGCTGTGCGCACATACGTCAAGGTAGTGCCGAACGCCAAGACCCAGTTTCAGGTTGAGTTTACGCCACTGGCTCCGGCGGGTGATGCGGTGCAAATCCGTGCCCTGATGAAGCGGCGTGACGAAGCTATGCGCATGGCCCTTGTGCCTTACGATGGCGTGGGCGGCGAGAATGACCCTGACGCCGGGGCTGCGCCTGCCCCCGCCGCACCACTGAAGAACAAGTTTGCCGCCAAGCGGAAATGAGTTGTCTCCCCACGGGTAAACTTCGCAGTTGCCGCCCGTGGTTTTGCCCCGACGTGATGAGCGTCGGGGCTCTTTTTCGGAGAAAATATGCTGACATTTGACTTTGAGACCGAGGGAATTGTGGGCAACCCTATCCACAACCCGCCGCGCCCGGTGGGGGTCGCCATTAAAGTGGACGACGAGCCGGGATATTATCTGGCATGGGGGCACCCCACCGGCAACAACTGTTCGTGGGAGGAGGGCAAGTATCAGCTGATGCGCGCCCTGCGGGCGGACCCCAACTGGCTCGCTCACAACAGCCCCTTTGAAGCCGCCGTGCTGCGCAAGTGGTTCAACGTGCGCAAGGGCAACCCACTCAACTTCCACGACACACAGTATCTGGTGTTCTTCTATGACCCGTACGCGCACAGCCTGAGTCTGAAGCCAAGTGCGCAGCGCATCCTGGGCCTTGCGCCGGAGGAGCAAGATGCCGTGAAGGCTTGGGTAATGGCGAATGTACCCGGCGCTAAGTTGAGCGACTGGGGAGCTCACATAGGCAAAGCCCCCGGCACCCTCGTCGGCCCCTACGCGGTGGGTGACGTTGACCGTACCAAGGCGCTGTTTGACCACTGCTACGCCTACGCTGAGCAGAACGGCATGGTGGAAGCCTATGAGCGCGAGTTGCGGCTGGCCCCCATACTGGCCGAAAGCACGGTGCGCGGTACGCGCATTGACTCACAACGACTACAGGAGGAAGCCCGTGTCTACCTTGCGGCAAAGAAAGCGGCGGAGGAATATGTGTTCCGTCAGCTTGGCGAGTTTAACATTGACAGTGACCGCGAATTTGCAGATGCGCTTGACCGAGCTGGCCAAGTTGACGAATGGGTACTCACCCCAACGGGTAAGAGATCCACGGCACGCAAGAATTTGGTGGGCAGAATTAAGGATGCTCAGTTGCTTGCGGCCATCGCATACCGGGGTGTTCTATCAACCTGTCTGGGCACATTCGCCCTTCCCTGGCTGGAGCAAGCTGCTGCGAATAAGGGACGTGTACACCCGCAATGGAATCAGGTGCGTGGAGATAGAGGTGCGGATGGGGACCTTACCGGCACGCGCACGGGCAGGATGTCATGCCGTGACCCCAACTTGCAGAATATCCCCAACGACTTTGACGGGCTGGCAATACCAGACTTTATTCGCCCAATCGTCGGAGACCTAAACCCGGTGATACTCATGCGGCGGTACATGCTGCCGGAGGAGGGACACACTTGGTTGAAGCGGGACTTTGCCGCGCAGGAGATGCGCATCATGGCCCACTTTGCCGAGGGCAAGCTGTACGAGGCCTATCAGCGCGACCCCAACGTGGACCCCCACGACATGGTGCGGGGCATTATTCGCGAGCTAACCGGGCAGGAAATGCCGCGCAAGTACGTGAAGATTACGGGCTTCGGCATCATGTATGGGCGGGGCATCGCCAACTTGTCCGCCGCGCTGGGCGTGCCAGACCACGAAGGTAAGGGCGTGCGGGATGCGTACTTTGCCGCGCTACCGGAGGTCAAACAGCTGAGCCAAGCCACGCGCAATGCGGGCAAGTCGGGCACAGGCATCCGCACCTGGGGTGGCCGGGTGTACTTCCGTGAGCCAGACCCCACCGGGCGTGACCTGAGCTACAAGCTGCTGAACTACCTTATCCAGGGCAGCGCCGCCGACCAAACCAAGCAATCCGCAATTGACTGGTACAATACCAAGGGGGCCAACGATCATTTGCTGTGCTTGGTGCATGACGAAGATAACATAAGCGCCCCTATTGGGGAGGAGCGGCGGGCTATGCGGCTGCTGCGCGAGGCGATGGATGCTGACAGGTTCGACGTGCCCTTCCGCTCGGAGGGATTCTCTGGCCCCAACTGGGCTGACATTAAAGGATTTGATGATGAATGCTGAAGTAAAACCCTTCCGCTGGAGTTTTAGCCAGTGGGAAACATACAACGGATGCCCCGCAAAATGGAAGTACCGCAGTGTGTTGAAGCTGCCAAGTGCCCCACCCGGCCCCGCCGCCGCACGCGGGCTGAAGATACATGACACCATCGAGAACTACATTGGGCAGCGGGCGGAAGAGGCCCACAAAGACATCAGCCCCAAATACTACGGGGTGTTTGATGCCTTCCGCAACCACCCAAACGGCGAACGCCACTGTGAGTACCGCATGGCGCTCAGCAACGACTGGGAAATTGCTGGGCCACTGACTGCCGCTAAGACGTGGTGTGTTATGGTTCTGGACGCTGTGCGGGTGGGGGACGATGCCAAGGGGCCACACGAAAAGCGCACCACCCCGCTGATTGCCCATGTTGGTGAGTGGAAGAGTGGTAAGCCCAAGGACACTCACGTTGACCAGCGCAAGCTCTACGCCCTGGGCAGCTTGCTGAAGTGGCACTGGGTTGATGAAGTGCATGTGACCACCTATTACGTGGAGGACACCGCCCCGCCCGAGCGGCTGAAGGTAGCCAACACCGCCAGCGCCAACGAGAAGCTGAAGACCCTGTGGCGCTCCCGCACTGACCTGATGCAGTCGGATAAGCTGTGTGCACCCAAGCCTGGGATAGCCTGCAACTGGTGCGACTACAGCAAGAAGAAAGGTGGCCCCTGTGTCTTCGGCGGTTAAGCGAGTGCTGCATCTGTGCGCTACGGGGGAGCAGGCCCGCCGCAAGATGTACGACTTCTTCCGGGCAAATCCGGGCAGTATGGCCGAGCAGGTGAAGTGTAGCGTGCGGGTGGGGGATGAGTATCACATATTCCGCAGCGTGCTAAACACCACGGGCACCATTGGGCTGACCTTCCACGCTGTGGTGATGGAGGGCATCTTGGCTGGGCAGCCCGTACCCCCTCAAGTGCTGGCGCGCATCCGCGATGCTTGAGAAAGAGATAGAGCGGAGGGTGGTAAGGTGGCTGCGGGAGCGTGGCTGCATCTGCCTCAAGCTAAATCTTATTGGGAGCACTGGCTGGCCTGACCGGCTGGTGCTCGCCAAGGGTGGGCGCATGTTCTTTCTAGAGCTGAAGCGCCCCGGCGAACGGCTCCGCCGCAACCAGCCAGAGCGAGTGGACCTGTTACGAAATTATGGTTTCTTTGTAGGAGTATATGATGACACAGACGAATGCATTGCCAAGTTGGAAGCCACGTTCTTTCCAAAAAGAGGGGATTAAGCTGGGGCTGGGACAGGCCGCGTTGGGGCTGCTGCTGCCCCCGGGCGCGGGCAAAACCTCCATGGTTTACATGCTCATCAAGGTGCTGATGGCGCAGGGGTTCATCAAGCGGGCGCTGGTCATTTGTCCGGTGCGGCCCATGCTGCGCGTGTGGCCCCACCAGAAAGACCGCTTTGCCGAGTTTGCCGACCTCCGCGTGAACGTACTGCACGGCAAAGATAAGGAGCAGCAGCTTGTGGAGGATGATGTTGACATCTCTGTCATAAACCCGGAGGGGCTGGCGTGGCTCTTCGCCGCTGACAAAGACATGAAGCCGGACCCTGTGCGCATGAAGTGGCTGGCCTCCCGCTATGACATGTTGGTGGTAGATGAGTCAACCAAGTTCAAGAACAGTCAATCCAATCGCTTCAAGCTGCTCAAGGCGCTTGTGCCTAAGTTCAAGCGGCGGTACATCCTCACAGGCACCCCCACCCCCAAGGGGCTGATGGACCTATTTGGACAAGTGTACATCCTGGACGAGGGGCAGTCATTGGGCAGGTACATTACACACTTCCGCACCAAGTACTTCTTCCCCAGTGGGTACGGCGGGTACGACTGGCAACTGATGCCTGACGGAGAGCAGCGCATACTGGACGCGGTGGCCCCGCTTGTGTTCCGGCGTGACCTGAAGGATGCGGAGATTGACCTGCCCGAGATTGTGTGGGATGACATATGGGTAGATCTGCCACCCGCTGCCATGAAGCTCTACCGCCAGATGGAAGACGACATGGTGGCGCGCATGGATGAGGGGAGTGTTGTGGCTGAGAACGGGGCCGTGGCAAGTGGCAAATGCCGACAAATTGCAAACGGTAATCTGATTGACACGGAGACTGGTGAGTGGCGCAAGGTGCACGCCGAAAAGGTGGATGCCCTGGTGGAGCTGATTGAGCAGTTGCAAGGGGAGCCGTGCTTGGTGACTTACGAGTTTAAGTCCGACGCTGCCGACATCATGGCCGCGCTGAAGTGCCCCAACATCAGCAGCGGCAGCGCCAAGAAGGATGACAAGAACATTGAGCACTTCAGCCGTGGGTTGCTGCCCGTGGTCATTGGCAACCCGGCCAGCATCGCCCTGGGGATTGATGGCTTGCAGGACAGCTGCTGTCACATCGCCATGGTGGGCTGCACCTGGAAGCTGCAAGACTACATCCAGGTGATTGACCGCATCCGCAGGCAGGGCAGCAAGTCAAAGCGGGTGTGGGTCCACCGCATACTTGCGCGACACACTCTGGACGAGCGCATGGTAAAGGTGCTGGAGCAGCGGGAAGCCACACAGGACAACTTTATGGACTTGCTGAAGGCCATGCGCAAGCAATAGGTAAAAGCTATGGGTCTGCATTGCTTCATATCAAAATACAATTAGCCCTACAAGGCTAGATTGGGCATACTACGTACTCTAGTTTACAAGTTACTGAGATGAATATTTTCTACCTCCACCAAGAACCCGCTGTTGCTGCCACTTACCAGCACGACAAGCACGTAGTCAAGATGATCCTCGAGACTACGCAAATCTTATCCACTGTATATGCCCGTTACGGACACACCACCAAGTACAAGCCCACGCATGCGAACCATCCGTGTGTGCGCTGGGCTGGCGACAGTGTTGCGCACTATCAATGGCTTGTCCAGCACGCGCTGGCGCTGTGCAGGGTATATGCCACCACCTATGGCCGCACCCATGCGTGCAGGGCGGTCCTGGCGGGTCTTGAGCGGCCCCCTACGGGGTTGCACGCTGCCGGGTGGTGCCCGCCGCCGCAATGCATGCCACCAGAATTTCAGGTTGACGGTGACTCAGTTACTGCCTACCGAAACTACTACCTCGCCCGGAAGGTAGGTCAATCTAGATGGACGCGCCGGGACGTCCCACCCTTTGTAACTTTAGGAGAATGTACCATGGCAACTGCCACCAAGAAAACCGCACCAAAGGCCGCACCAAAGGCCGCACCAAAGGCCGCACCTGTGATTGAGCAGCCGGAAGCCGTTGCCGCCGAACCCCGCAGCCGTGGACCTCGTGGCACCACGGAAGCTGCTGTGATCACCCTGTTGGTGGAAGCCAACCCCAAGCGCGATGGCAGCAAGGCCCACGCCGTGTTCAGCCATTACGAAGACGGCCAAACCATCGCCGAGTTCTGCGAGGCACTGGAAGCCACCGACCCCGAAATGCTCAAGGAAGCCACGCCCAACCTCGTGTATGACGCAAAGCATGGCTTCATCAGCATTGAAGGCTACGAGCCGCCCGGTGGCGTGACCATCAAGGAAGTGAAAGAGCCCAAGCCAAAGGCTGAAAAGGCCCCGCGCAAAGCCAAGGCGGAAAAGCAAGTGGCCGACACGGCGGAAGCCGACGCCATGGCCAACGAAGAGGTCATTGACTGAGCAGCCTCCCCACCCTGGGATTGACTTGACCAAATCCCTAGCTCTGAGAGTTAGGGATTTTTCCTGGAGAATTGACTATGGACATTGTAATACCCACTCTGGGGCGCTGTGATATGGCTCGCCAGCACACCCTCCGACAATTGAACGCGGGGGGTCTCACCCCCACCATGGTCGTACAGCCCCACGAAGCCCGCTGGTGGCGGGGGCTGCACTCATTTTGGAAATTTGACGTACACACCCTGCCTGAGAACGTCAAGGGCATTGCAGCCACCCGAGACTATATCATCCACGACATGCCCGGTAACGACCCTGTCTGCATGTTTGATGATGACCTCCACTTTGCCGTGCGCCGCGACGATGATCGCACCAAGTTCCGCCAGCCGGAGCCAGCCGACATTGCCCGCATGGTGGACAGCATCTACTTGGCCCTAGAACACTCCCCCCACGTGAGCATCGGCGCACGCGAAGGAGGCAATAGGGTCACAGAGGAGGTGTCTTTGAACACCCGCATGATGCGTGTGCTGGCCTACGACCGGCACGTGCTGCGCAAGCTGGGGATAACCTTCGCCCCCATGGAGGTGATGGAAGACTTTCACGTTACGCTCCAGCTTCTGCGGGCGGGGTGTGACTGCGCAGTGTTGAACAATTGGGTCAGCAACCAAGCCGGGGGCAGCGACGCACCCGGAGGCTGCTCCACATTCCGCACGCTGGAGGTGCAGTCCCGCAATGCACATCTACTGGCCGCGCGACACCCGGGCTTCGTAAAGGCGGTGAAGAAGCAGACTAAGACGGCGTGGGGTGGGCAGGAACGTACGGACGTTGTGGTGCAGTGGAAGCAAGCCCGCAAGGCAGGAGGTGTGAAATGACCATGTCCGAACAGATGGCATACTGGATTACCGAGCGCGAGGCGATGCGGATGCGCAAAGAGTCCGGCAGAAAGCCTGAGTGGAAGCATGGCTGGAGTGACGACCCTTACATGGGCAAAGTGCGCTATTGCAACGTCCACCGCGAAGATGACAAGGTTACGCGGTGGCTTGCTGACAATTGGCGTGGCGAATGGAACGCCCCCTGGCAGATTGTGCTGGCCCGCATGGTGAACTACATCCCTACACTGGGTGCCCTCAGCGATCACTGGGCCTTCCACGATGACGTCAGCATAGCCCGCGCAACTTGGAGGATGAAAAACTTGCGAAGTGAGGGCAAGAAGGTTTGGACCAGCGCATATACCATATCTACTTGTGGACAGACAATTGATAAGATTGACTACGTCATGGGTGTGGTGCGTAGCGTGGAACAGGCTTGGCAGACCCCCAACGTCAACACGCTGGCCCAGTGGCACAGTCAGCTCACCACATTCAAGGGGTTAGGCAGTTTCCTCGCCGCGCAAGTGGTGGCGGACTTGAAGAATACCCCACATCACCTACTGACGCGGGCACCGGACTGGCGTGCGTGGTCGGCTCCCGGCCCCGGCAGCTTGAAGGGGCTGTCCGAGTACTTCCAGCGCAATGTGACCCCCGCCACCTACCAGACGCATATCGCGGCGTGCTGGGCGGAGGTTAAGCCCCTGCTGCCCCCGGAACTACAAGACCAGCACATGCAAGACTTCCAGAATTGCTTGTGCGAATTCAGCAAGTTTATGAGAGTACGAAAGGGTGGACATGTCCGCAACAAGTATCAAGCCTGACCCCGTGGGGCGTGTGCGCATAATTGGCAAGGTGCACGGCGCTATGAATACGATAGTGCAGTACGCCGACGACCCAGAAGATTGGATGTTCAAGCAGTTTGTTTCTCAGGATCAGCTTGAAGCATTTGCCACTGAGGAAAACCTAACCATTGAGGAGAATGCAGAATGAATGTAATCAAGGTAAAGAATGTGAACCAAGCCTTGCACGAGGGGCTGTGGCTGTTGCGGACCATTGGGGTGCGTGAGGATAGCCGCAATGGCCCCGTGCTGGTGGCCCCCGGCCCTGTAGCTACCATCTACACCCACCCGTGGGAGCGCGTGCTGTTCCATCCCGGACGGGACGCCAACCCTGTGTTTCATCTGGTCGAGGCTTTGTGGATGCTTGCGGGGCGGGATACCGTGGCGGACATTTCCCCATTCAACTCTGGCATCGCCCGCTACGCGGAAGACAATGGCCGCATCCACGGGGCGTATGGGCACCGCTGGCGCAACCGCTTTCAGATTGATCAAGTGCTGGGCGTGATTAAAGAGCTGAAGACCAGCCCCAACAGCCGCCGCGCTGTGATGGGTATGTGGTCCCCCCACATTGACCTTGGGGCTGACAAGCGTGACCTGCCGTGCAATACCCACGCCTACTTCGACCTGCGTGGGGGCAAGCTGAACATGACGGTGTGCTGCCGTAGCAACGACATTATTTGGGGTGCATACGGGGCGAACGCTGTGCATTTCAGCATCTTGCAGGAGCTGATTGCCGTGGGGGTGGATGCCCCCATTGGGGAATATATCCAGTTCAGCAACAACTACCACGCCTACACGGAGAACGAGGTGTACAAGCGCCTTGACCCCATTGAGGCCGATGGTCCTGACCCATACCGCGACCCCGCCATCCGGTGGAGGCCCCTGCTGGCCGAGGGGGGGACTGTGGAGCAGTTTCTACGGGACTGCGAAGATATGTTTGACTGGCCAGCCAGCAGATACCGCACTGCGTTCTTCAACGAAGTTGCATCTCCACTGGCCCGCAACTATCTGGCCCGCAAGGCCGGGGGTCGCATGATGCCCGTTGCCTCCTGTGATTGGGCCGTGGCATTTGGCGAGTGGTGTGAGCGCCGCGAAAGTTTGGAGGTGGGAAAATGAGCGACGCAAACAAGACCCAAGTGGGTGGCAATCACTACGCGCAGCAGGACAAGCCTCAACACTGGGACTTGTCAATCATGTACGGGTGGGATCCATTCCAGTATCAGGTGACCAAGTACGTCATGCGGTGGAAGGACAAGCATCCCACGCCAGAGAAGAAGCTGGAAGACCTGAAGAAGGCCCGCCACTTCTTGGACAAGTACATAGAGAACTACGCGCGGTTCCTGCCACAAGTGCAGCCCATGCCGGAGCCCGCCTTTGCGGACATGCTGTTCCTAAGCCCCGGGGGTGCTGAGGCGGATGACAATGCCTACTGGCAGATGGAGGGCATGTATGGTGATGGTACTCAGCTCTACACCTGCCGCAAGTGCAAGTCCACAACCCGTGGCGCGCATGCGCCCGGCCACCCCCATGCATGCCCCTAGCTGGCAAATCTAATGCGTCCCAGCCCCATATAGAGCGCTTGCTACTCCTACTGGGCGGGGTACAATTGCCCCGTGGCAACCCGCCACACCAAGGTCCACCATGAACCAATATAAAATCTACCAAGCTGAGTATGCCAAAAGTAAGCCGGATGCGCCAGCTTACTTGCGCCCTGTACTGACCATATCTGCAACCTCTGCGGCGGAGGCTCTACGCATCGCAAAGCAAAAGGGTGTGGAGTTCCCAATTGTTGGAGTAAGTGATGCCAAATAAATTCGTAATTTGTGCGTTGGGCATGGTGGTGTGGTTCCTCGCCCACCGCTACGGTGGATTCTACATGGGGGAGGCCACGCTGCTACTGCTGGGCACTGGACTAATTTTCAGCACCACCGTCCCGGAGTGGGACGAGTACGACATTGCCGCCTGGGTTGTGGGCGGCATAATCCTGGGCGGGGTCACCCGCCTATTCACTTAACGCCCTGCGCCGCGCAGCATTTCGGCCAATTTGCGCAGCATTCCGGGGCTGGCCTGCTGCGCAGCCGGGGGCACTGGGCCACCGTAGGGGCTGGGCTGTTGCGGCCCGCCATAAGGTGGTTGAGCGGGCTGTGGTGGCATGCCCTGCCCGCCACCACCCATAGCAGCGGCCTCCTGCGCCTGCAATTGGGCCTGCCGCCCGGTAAGCGCCTGCGCGCCCTGTTGCACCATGCCACCGCCGAGCATTTGCATAGCCTGAGCGCGCATTTCTGGGGTCATCACTTGGTCATTCATTTGTTTTCTCCTGGGTTAACGATTCGTAGGCGGCTTTGCAGACTCCGAGGGCCGAACGTAGTTGATCTGCGAGGGCAGACTCCCCCGCAAGAAACTCTCCATCCGGGCGGTAAAGTTGTGCTCCAGTGCATCCGGGGGCAGGTTCAGCTCCAGGGGTGGGGGCTTGGGGCACACCTCCACCACTCGGACGGCTGGGGCGGTTGCGCAAGCTGTCAACGAGCCTGCGATTATCAGCAGCAATGCGTTTGCTCTCATTCTGGTACTCCGTCTGTTGCTGAACCAGCCGCGCCACCCAAGCAGCTTCTTTGTCCCGCGCCACCCGCGCCTGGGCTTCCTGGGCTTCCTGGGTCAGCACCCTCTCCCGGTCCCACTTCGCTTGGATAGTCTGCATCCCTGATTGTTTTCCGCTGCTGTGCGCGAACCATGCAGTGCCAGCAAGTAAGATGCTGATGACTATGCCCGCAACTTGTTCGGCGACCATATTATTTTGACTCCATCACATTCTTGTCATCCCATGTGGCGAAACCAATATATGCCGCCACCACAGCCCCCGCAAAGGTGTAGAACGCTCCAGCCACCGCGCCCAACTGTGCAGAGTCACTGTACAGCAATAGAAGTGGAAACAGCAAGCCCGCCACCAGAGATAGCCACGCCATGCGGCGGCGATTCTTCCAGCGGTCTTTTTCATGTTCCATCACTCCTCCAACATGTCAGCAATGCGCCGCGCCCATCCCTTGGAGAAGGTGCGCCAGTCGCTCAAGTTGGTCATGAAGCGCAGGCGCTGAGCCAGCATCTTTCGCAACAGAGGCTCCACCTCTGCCAACGATGCCACCCCCAGTGTCACGGGACCAATGAGCCCATCGTCCGCCACGTCCAATGCCCGCTGGAGCCAGCGCACGGCCTGTCCAACGCCAGAGTTGACTGCGGCATCGAATAGTGCGTAGCGCACGGCGGCGGGCAGGTCGTCGGCCCGTACGGCATCCCAGTAACTCTTGCGATAGATAGCCTTGGCTTGGTCAACGCGGAGGTCACGCATGGCACCCGTATATCCACTCTCTCGGGCTACGGCAACGGTGATGCCCCACATGGTTTCACCCCCGTTGTCGTCCTTGTGGTTGCTGTATGCCCCCTCGTGGCCGAGCAGCTTATGGAAGGCTTGATCGAAGTTCACTACTCTTGCTCCTTGCCTGTTCGCCGCTCAATCAAGCGGTCTAGCTTCAAGCTGATGTCCCGCAGGGTGCCCTGCATTGTCCGCGTCACCTCGGCCGCGTAGGTATCTTGTCTGCTGTCCCGCTCATTCTGGGAAACATTGATTGCCTTCAGCACCTCCACGTCTTTCTTAATATCTGCCACGGCCCAAACTACCATTCCGGCTTGAACTACCATGGCGAATATCAGCCCTAGGGGAACCTTTTTGTCAAGGTGCCAGCCGCCGTCATCTTTTTCAATCATGTATCATTGGCCTTAACGAACGTATTCAGCCCTACGCCCTGCGGGACTGCCGATGGTGTTTGAAATTCTGTGGCGGGGTTGTAGGCGTACCCCCGTATTGTCGTGAATGTAGTTGCCCCCGTGGGCGTGGGCATCATAAGTATGTCTTCAGTGGGGCTGAAGGCCCCCGAGCGGTACGTTGTTGAGATCAGGCCCACGGGGGGAGGCAGGGGAGTCCACGTGACTCCACTAAGGTAGAACAGCGGAGCGCCAGTGCTTGCGCCCGAATAGACCAGCACCGTGCCTGTTTTATCCGCTGCAATGCTGGTGACTGTAGAAAGTGGCTGACTTCCCGCGAGGGTGAATGTGGTGCCCGAGCGAGTAATCGTGTACAGCGTATTTCCGGAATGAAGTGCGACATTGTTGTCCGCGAAGAACGTCAGCCCCGTGACTGCCGCCAGTGGAATACCTGCAATGGTCGGGGTGGCAGTGAAGACGTCCCCACTGACGGAGTAGACTCGCAACGAGTTGCTCGGGGTGTTGCTGCCCACGGCCAGGAAGGCTCCATCCGGGCTCCACGCCACCCTGCGCGCAAGTGCTGTGATGGGCACAGCCGGAGCGGCCAGCTTGACAAGCAGGCCCGCAGCAATCTTGTACAGGTGCAGAAATGGGCTTTCATCTGTGACAATTGCTAAGTGTGTACCTGCTGGGTTCCAGCATATGTTGTTCGCAACCCCCGAAATGGAGGATACAGGATCCGGAATGTGTGCGTACGTGGTCCCTGTTCTCTGCTGCACCCGCAGCTTGACCGGCCCTGGCGTATCCACCCCATACGCTAGGTATTCCCCATCTTTAGAAAGGGCAACGCCAAATACGTTAGTGGATGGCGTAGCCGTGGTAAGCAGGGTCAGTGCGCTTGCGGCGTAGCTGTACGCCGCTAATTGGAGGGCTCCAGCGGAGAACGCAACGTAGTCCCCTGTGCTGCTCCACGAAAAGCACGTACCAGCGCCCGCTGACGTAGTTGCCAAGAGGGGAGGGCTGATGACGGCCCCTGGGTTCCACGCGTTCAATAGGCCGATCTCCGCAAACAATGCGGCGTAGCTACTCTGCAGGTGAGTAGTTCCATTGGCAGGGAGCCAAAGTGGGGGCAGCAGGTCTCGGGTGGTGACCACCGCATCGCCGATTTGAAAGTTCTCAGGGAGCTTTGTCCAGTTGACGGACAATCCATCTGTGCCGAGGTACTTCCCCGCATTGCCAGCTTGCGTGGGCAATGCGGCGCTGAACGCTTGCTGCACGACGAATGCCGTGGTCGCCAGCCGAGTGCTGTCATCAGTGGGGAGCTGAGTAGGTGCCGTGGGGGTGCCTGTGAATGCCGGCGAGTCAATGTCTGCTTTCTGAAGGTCCACCGCCGCCAGCGCCACGTCCACCGCCGCCAGCGCCACGTCCACCGCCGCATCTGCATAGGTTGTGGTCGCCAGTTGCGCGCCGGCAGTGAGTGGAGGAGCCGTGGGGGCTGTGGGTGTGCCCGTAAAGGTGGGTGAATCCAGGTCCGCCTTCAGCGCTCCCGCGCGCTCCACATACTCTGTGGTCGCGAGCTTGGTGGTGTTATCGGCAGTGGGGGCAGTGGGGGCAGTGGGTACGTCCGGGAATGCAATGCCCGCTGCCGTGGCAATCATGCGGTCCGCACCAAGAATGCTCAGGCGGAGGTTGCCCCCGGCTGCCCTGTAGAATCCTGTGTTACTTTCATTGGCAAAGCCCACGCCGTTCGCAGCCAGTGTTCCGTCCGCCAACCGGAGGGGAGCAGTCATGCCGCCCCGGCCATCTCGGGACAAGCTGTTCGTCAGGCTTGCTGCAACGTCGGCAAGCGTGGCATTGCCCCACGTGTCCGTGATTACAGTGCCCGCCACCACCGGATTGATGCCCGGGGGCAGGGTGTAGTTTCCGTTAGAGTCGCGACCCATACATCATTCTCCAATAAATCCTGATCCCAGCACGCCGGAAGCTGCTGGTAGTGTAGCATCTACACCACTCTTGCGCAAAAATTCCGCCAATTTTTGTTGGCTTGAGGTTTGGCCCATGAGGAACTTTGCCCCCTTTTCGCTCTGCCCGAGCAGGCTGGTTCCATACAGGCCCGCCATGCCTAGAGGAATGACCGGTCCCGTGGTGGCCGCAGTGACCCCACCAGCAGTCAATATGCCGCCCAGGATGCGCTGACCTGTGACCTTAGCGGCCCTGGCCTCGTCTTGCGTGGGGGTGTGGCCCAGCACGCGCAGCGCGGGACCAATGCCGTCATCCATAGTGGTGTTTGTGGGCATCTTGTGCTTGCTGTACGCTGACGCCAGCTTAGACAAAGACATGCCCTCCAGCTCCCCAGACGCCCCCTTGGTGGCTTCCTTCATGCGGGCTAGGTCGAAGTTGCGGGTGTTGATTTCCATCAGTCGCTGAGCTTCTGCGGGGGTCAGGTTTTTGTCCCGCACGTTGTTGATGAGCGAGTTCTTCGCCGCCATCAGCCGCCGCTGAATCTCTGGGTCTTTCTCGATGTCAATCTTCTCCGACAAGACATTGACATACTTGTCCATCAGTGTGGACGCATTCATGCTGCGGTTCGTGTCTCCTGTGTTGCCGAATAAGTTGGCTACGGTTTTCCCCGCCCGCGATGCTTCGTAAGCGTTTTGTCCTCTGTTGTTCAGTTGCTGCGCGGCCTGTTGCGCATTGCTGACTTCAGTGGGAGACAGCTGAACCCGCTTACCCTTCCAGAGTGTCCTGTAGGCGTCGTCAATGTAGTCGTCCGCCGCCTGCACAGCCTCCCTCCCGGTGGCGCGGGGCATCTGCACGTTGCCTTCGGTGGCTTGCTTCAGTACCCAGTTGGCAACTTCCTGCTCTTGCCGGTCTCGCACCGCGCCGCTGCCGGAGGCCAGCCCACCAACGAACCGACCCCACGAAGTGTCCGCGCCTTGTTGCAGTGTAGGGTTGATGCCTTGAGCGAAGAGCCTTTGCGCCTCGGGCTTCGCCTTGAATAGCCCCTTGGCTGTGCGCAGCGCACCACTCAGCACGCCCTGGAATGCAGCGCCCGTGGCCCCCGCTTGCGCAGCCTTGACGCCCTTATTCTGCATCTGCTCCGCGTAGGTGTCCCCCTCCGCAACTCCAGTCAAAGCCTCGGTGCCCGCGCCGGACACGGCAGCCGCCGCCAGTGGAGCACCTCTGCCCAGAGCCTTGATCAACATTGTGCCCTTGGTGAACTTGCTGGCGGGCACGGCGGTGAGCGCCGCATCTGCCACGAAGTTACCTACGCCCCGCTTGAAGCCGTTGGTCTCCTCAGCTTCTTCGGCCTTGACCTGCGCAAGCACGGCGCGGTCCTCCGCATCAAGCCCACCAAAGAGCTGCTTTACTCCGTACCCGGCCTTGATTGCCCCGCCCGCCACGCCAGCCATAAAGGGGCCATAGCCGCCAGCCCTCTCCAGGGGTTTTGACTGGTCTTGTGGGGCCGCTGGCATTGGGTTGGGGGCCTGGGTGCCCGTGGGTGCCCCGCCCGCGCTACGGGCCTCAAGTGCGGCCATGCGACGCAATGCAGCAAGTTCTTCTTGTGGGGTCATTTGTTACCTTCCAAACTTCTTGCGCAGCGCATCAAGCTCAGCCTGATCCTCAGGGGACAACCCACCCGCAGCGGGCTTCGCCGTGGGGCGAGTAAACTGGGCTCCATTCCGCTCATTGTAAGTGTTCAGCACGTCATCACCAACCCCGCTGGTGAAGTTGTCCCTGCGAGCGTTGAAGTGAGTACGTAACTTCTTCCAGCCTGCGCGCATTGCGGCTTCGGACATGCCTTTGCCACTCGCCGTCTCCTCCAAAAACCTCCTAAGCTCAGACTCAGTGACAGCAGCGCCCGACCGGGCCTTGAGCAGGATGTTCGCCGCCGCAGCCATGTCGCTGCGCGTCATCTGCATTTCGTCAGTAGACATCATGTTGGGCACCATGGAGCCCAGACGGCCATACCCAGGCAGCTCTCCCTCCTTGTGGCGGCTGAGTCGTCCTTCCGCAGTCTGAAGCGCAGCCTCAAACTCTGGAACACCTCCTTTTTCCAATGCAGTGGAAAACCTATTGACTCGTTTGTCCAAGTCTGCCGCAGCCGCCACCTGTGCCTTCTCCTGCTTCGCCTCGGCTGCGTCACCTTGTCGCATTCCTGCGAGCATGGCGCGGTTGCTGTTCGCCATACCGGCCAGCGTCATCCGCAGGGCGTTGGCATCCGCAGCACGCTGATTCTGCGCCTCTATACGTGCAGCCTCCTGCTCCCTACGCGCTTCCAAAGTGGCAGCCAAGGCGGAGCGCTTCTGCTCCCGCTCGCTCTCCCGTTCGTTCAGGTAGATTGGCGACGGGATGAAGTTGCCCGACTCTGGCAGTGCGAACCCTTGCACCCCCAACGACTTTGGAGCGTAGCGTTTCTGCTGTTGCTGGTCAGCCATGGCAGCCGCAGCCGCAGCCTGCTTGTTGTTCGCCATGGCGCCGACCGCCGCCAGAATGTTGAACTTATTGGCTCGCTCACTGGCCTGCTGCATCAGGCCAGCGTTGACCGCAGTGTCTTCGCTGTAGGGGTCCATCGCTTAGTTCCAATCAGGATATGGGTTAGCTGGAGCTATCTGTGGCTCGCCCCCGCCTTGGCGGTTGCGCAGCAGCGCCCGAAGCACTGTCTGGTTCTGGCTTGCCTGACTTGCGTCAAGCGCGCCACCTGCCGCGCTCCCTGCCTTGTCCGCCTTGTTGGCATTGCGCTCATTTAGAAAGCCTCCAATCTGGCCCAAGAAATTGGGCGGGATGTAGTGACCGCTGACCATCTGACCCTCGCCCTCCATGCCATTCGCCCTCAGCCGCGCGGCCATGGCTTTCTGCTCCTCAATCTCTCGCTGGTATTGCGCGTTCGCCTGTCCGGCCTTGAGCATTTGCGCGTACTCTTCTTCAGTGGCCGCGTCTTGGAAAGATACTTCGTTCATCTTAGCTCCTTAGAAGTTCATAAAGCCTGCGCCGCTAGCCAGTTTCAAGGCCCCGCCGAACAGGGCCGACGAGTTCGCGTTGCTGGCATTGTTCGCGGCAATGTCGGCATTGTAGCCCGCTGTGACGCCACCCAGAATGTCCGCGCCCTTGGTGGTCTGCTGCTGCGCGTAGCTGCCGAATGTGGGATTAGCCACCTGACTGCCCGTACGTACAGCATTGAGCTGATTCATGTCGCGGTTGGCGAAGTAGTTCTGCTCTTGAATGCCCCCGGCCCGCAGGGCGTTGCTCTGGTTGAATGCTTGATTGCTTGCTGCCAAACTCTGATTGAACGCAAGCGTCTGCGCGTCCAGTTGCAGACGGGCATTCGTAGCCTCTTGGTTAGCCTTCTGCTGTTGAGCTTGGAGCGCGGCCTGTGCCGCCGCCGCGTTGGCCTGAGCAGTGATGCCACTAGCAGTGATGTCCTGCCCTCGCACGCCCATCTGTTGACTACCCAACAGTTCCTGATCTCGAGTCAGTGCCGCGCGGTTGCCCATCTGCTGCCCGTAAGTCTGCCCCTGTTGGCTCATGCCAAGTGTGATGCCCTGCAAACCAGCCTGAGTCCACGCGTCGTTCTCATCCATGCCCAGGCTGGACTGCGCATTGTTCCACGCCTCGCTGCCCTGCGTGATGCCCTGATTGGCGAGCTGAGTCTCTCGTGCCGCCCGCCGCTTCCCAAGCTCAGGGTTGAGGCGAGCGAGAATGCGCTCAGTGGCGTCGTTGGTGTGCTTGCCGGGGTCGTACACGTCTCCGACGGCCCCCACCTTAGACGCATCGTAGAAGTCTACCTTCTGCCCAGACCCGCCGCCGCCAAAGTTGAATGGGCCATTGTTTGCGACTGTAACCTGGCCCACCCTGCTTGGGTCTGTAGTCTGTGGGCCTATGGGCTTGCCATTCTCGTCTTTTTGGTTGTACGAAAATGCAGTGCCCCGGTCCCCCAAGAGGCTGTCATCCCAGCCCGCCTTAGTGCTCGCCGCAACACGGTCAGTTAACCCACTCTGCAACCCGGCCAGCCCCAGTTTGGTCTTATTGTCTGCATCTAGCAGCTTCTGCCCTGTCTCGTTCAGCGCAACAGTTTGCGTCCAGTTGTCCTTGTCGCGTAGGTACTGCGCCCGGTCAGGGGCGGCGATGTTATATTGTGCCGCTGGTCCGGGTGCCCTATCCGGCTGTGGGTTATCCCAGAATCCGCCCCCGGAAACAGGAGCCACCTGCTGCGCATTGAACTTGTCGCGGTTGGTGACCCACTTGCCGTAGTCCTCGTCGTACTTTTCTTGATCAAATGTCTGAGTCGTGTTGTTCTGCCACGTCAACGATCCATAGGGATTGATCTGATTGGCGCGGTTGGCCTCGGTGGCGTACCGAGCAGCCGCAAGGTCGCCAGCGGCAGTCTGCTTCGCAGCCCCAACATAGTCAGGCGGGGGTGGCGGATCCGACTTAAATCGTAGGGTCATCCGTCCGTCTGGGCGGGGGCAGAAGGCTTCCAATGGAAGGTCTGGTATGTCGAGTAGGTGCATCATTGTCATCCTTCAAAAACCTGCACTGCTCACGCGTCATGGTAAGCAGTAAAATGTCCCCAATGGGTGCGGCGTCTTTTATGACAGCCTCATCCACGAAGCCTATGCGCCGCGCAAAGTTCAAAGCGTCTGCGTGGGCGGAGTCTATGGGGCCAATGAGTTTATGAACTTTGACCTGATTAAACGCGTACCCGAACAGTGCGTAAAGCCATTGCCGGTCTATGGGACTGTCTGGCTCCTTGGCCACATGAATCTTCATGGCCCGGCCCGTGTACTCCTCAAACAGCACAGCGCAGATTGGTTTTCCATCTCGCTCCAGCCCGAATGCCACACCGCCCCCGAAGTATGTGCCCCCGGTTCGTTCCGCGACCCAGGAACATACATGCTCTCCATGCACAATTCTTGCGGCCATTGTACCCGGTCCCGTGCTGGCTGACAAGCCTTAAAACGGCCCGCCCACCTGATACATGTAGGTAATTCGTGTCATGGTGGTGTCCCCCACACACGCCGTGGCGACATATGCTGCCCCGCTGTTGCCAAGGCCATTCACTGTATACCACTCATTAAACGAACTACGATTGCTCGCACCCCAAGTACCTTCGCCCCACAAGGCGGCATTCCACGCGGTGCGAACAAAGTCCACGCTCACTGCCTCTGGCTGGTATCCCACATCTTTGTAGTCCGTTACGACGTCCACCGTGACCCCCGGAAGAAATGGGGCCACGAAGGATACTTGAATCATGGCGAACATCTTCTTCTGCGCCGCCGCATCGAAGTCACTAGATGCTGTGAGGACTTCTCCCTGGATGGGCTCCCCCAGCGTCTCGCCAAACTTCACATCATCGCTAAAGTCCTGAAAAATGAGCAAAACCTTGCCGGTTGCCGTGCCCACGAAGCTGTACCCACCCACCGTACCAAAGCACAGGGCGGGTACGCCCCTCAGCACCGTCCACTCGTTCACCACAGTGGACAATGCAAACTGTTCAGAGTAGTTGATTTCGTAGTCCGGCTTGTTGCAGATGAGCAGACGGTCACTGGGAGACATGAAGAGTTGCCAGCCCAGCGTGGTGAATGTCTTGCGGAGCGCCTCGCCCACCAAAATGCTGATCTTGCTGCTGTACTCTTTGTTCGTTGCCACGAGCAGCCCACTGCCGCCCCGAGTGATTTGACTCAGTGGGTTGATGCCATCTGTGGACACGATCAGCAGGTCGCCGCCATATTGGCTGTGCCCCCTACGGCCCACGGGGATCTGCCCAATGAACCAAGAGCCTTGGTTGGCGAAGTCAGTGGCTGGGTCAGTTCCTTTGTAAACCAACACCTCCCCATTAGAGCTCACCGCAACCAGAAAGTCATCAATGCCCTCACCAGCATCCAACGTCCAGTTGGCCAGAAAAGATAGGTGCCCACCCCGCTTGAATAGTGGACCAAAGTCGAACGCGGCAGCTGCGCCCGTTATGGCGTCCACGCCGAGATACCAAGCCTTCGTAGAGTCTCGCTCTACGAACCACACCCGCCGCTTCCACTGTGTGACGTACACGAGCTTGGCGGGGTCAACTCCATCAATCTGCCCCGCAAGCGCGCCAGCCACGCGCTTCACCCAGACCGCACCATCAAACGTAAAGTAGCCGTCTGCCTCACTGCACGCCAGTAGGAAGTTACCCCCACTGTTGGAGAGTGTGATGTTGCTGAACCAGCCTGCGTTCAGGTTGCCGCTGAGGACTTGCGCCACCGCAGGTGCGTCTGTGGTCGTGGTCACATTATAGATTGCTGTGTCCGTGGCTGCGAGCAGCGTGCCGGGCATGGTGGTCGGACGTGTGAGGAACGCACCTGCTGGGAATGCCTCTCCAGGACCAAAGTAAGACATGATGGTCTTTACCGGGGCGTTGCCGGGTATGTTAATTGCCCATTCCCGGTATCCCTTGCGGCAGCGCAGCCCGTAGCTGTCAGGCACCCAGTTGATAAGCCGCGTGGCGTCCGTAGGGGGCATGCTGGCCGCGCCGTCGCGAGCATTCAGCCCGCCGACAGGCGCAGGGTAAGACTTGAGCAGATGAACACGAGCCTGTGTCATACTATGCCGTAGCCCGTGTATGGAAGGTTGTTCTCCCCCAAGTATGGGTAGTGCGGCTGGCCCAAGCTGAGTGTGCGGGCTGGCGCTTGCTTGCCCGCCGCCGCCGCCAGAGCCTTGTCATATTCAAACTTTGCCGCCATGGCGTCAAAGCCTTTTGCAATCATGAATGCGAGCTTCAGTGCGGCCTTGAACAGTGCAGGGTCAAACAGTATGCGGTCATCGTTGAACTCCAGCACATCTTTGAGTTCGTTGGCCGCGTTGCGCACCCAGCCCCGCCCCATGTAGGGCAGCACCAGGGTCTGTGGGGAACTGCCCGGGTCGTACAGTTCCAGGTTATCATTGGTCACACGGAACAACATGGCGAACGTGGTGCCACCAAGATTGCGGGCCTTCAGCTGTTGCCACTCAGGCTCAGACAAAGAACCCAGCATAGGGAGCCGAGTGGTTTGGTTCCAGCTACTATCCTGGATGAAGTGGTCAAAGTCCTCCGGCAGTGGGTAGATCTTTGTCACGCCATCCGTGGTGATGATCATGTCCTTAGACAGCACCTGCCAATCTTCTGCATTCATCAGCTCCTCACCAACCTTGTTGGCGAGTGCCCACATCTGCAAAGCAGTTTTGTCCAAGCTATCCGTCACGGACAAGGGCACTGCCAGCCCTAGCGGACCCATGACATCTCTAACCGCTGTGTTCAGCGTGAGCAAGCGGTTGAAGTTTGCCATGGTTGTTCCTTACTTTGCCTTGACCGCGAACTTGGGCTTTTCGGCCTTGTCCTCATCCATGCGGGCGGACAGCACGGCCAGCGCAGCTTGCGTCTCGGCCAGTTGGCGCGTCAGAGTTTCATTGACGTTCTTTGCCGCGTCAATTTCTTCCTGCATCTTTTCAATGGGTGCTGTACCCTTGCTGAACTCCATAAAAGCTTTTGCCTTGTTCTTCAGACTCTGCAGCCCGCTGATGTTGGCAACTACGCTGTCGTTGGCGTCCGCAATCTGCTCCACCGTCAGAAAGCCAAGGTAGCGCATCTCTTCAACTTGACTGGTAGTCATCACAGGCCACTGTGCGAGGGGAGTACCACTCTGCATGGCCTTGTTGCCCTCTTGATGATTGCGGTACGCCTCGCGGAACCGCTGCTTGTCATCTGGGCGTACCGGGCGCACAACCACATTGTCCTTGGTTCCTCGCACCCGAATCTCGATCATTTCTGTGTCGTCGAAAATTGGGCGGCCCTCCTCAAGCGACTTCTCGTCGTTCTTGATCGGGGCCATAGAGAAGCGCACCAATAGAGCGCGATCCTGCTCAGCCTGCTGAGCGTTGAAGTCATTGTGGTTGTATTCCAGGGTGTCCATGGTTTCTTTCAGTGAAGTGAGAAAAGAGGGGCCGAAGCCCCTCGTCAGTTAGGGCTGTACGGCCCAGACGCTTTCGCCCGCCACCATGGCCCGCCCGCTGCGGTTGAGGTAGCCCCCACTCACGGCGGCGTTGTTCGCCACGTTACCTACGGCGGTCAGGTATCGTCCACCCTTGGGAGCGACAATGCCCGTGCCGAGCAGCGTAGCAGGACTGTCAAGCCCCACGGTGGCTGTGATGGTTGCTCCTGTTCCAGCAGGGATGCCGGCAGTGGGGAACGTTGGTGCTGATGTAAAGCCATTGCCCGCCCGCACAATGCGCGCGGTCACCAACCCGCCAGCCGTCACCTCTACAAGAACCGCGCCGGTGCCGTTGGGCATGCCGCCGCCCACGCTGTCAATGGTGTAGGTGCCGGGTGTGTACCCGGTGCCCGCCACCACCACCAGCGGACCATTGAGCGTATTGCCCAAGTTGCTGGCGCTGACAGCCAGTGCCCCACCCCCGATTGCAGCTTCGCGGAAGTCAGCCACTGTGTTGGACTGCTGGCGCAGGCCGCTGCTAGAAATGCTGGAGAAGCCAATGCCGGAAGTCATTCCGCCAATGTCGTTCCCAGCCGCCAATGAGGCCGCAGCCCCATTCGTTGCAAATGTTGCAGGCATTTCATTTCTCCTTGAAGCCAAGGAGGGGCCGAAGCCCCTCCTATTAGGCGGTTGCGGACAGACGACCCTGGAACTGAGCGCCAGAGCAGGTCATGTTGCCTGCGAAGGCCAGGATCTGCACTTCAGCATCCTGGTTGATGGCGTAGCGCTTGTTCGGGGCCAGCGCCACCATGTTGCGTGCGCTGTGTGGACGATAGTGCAGGTACTTGGTGTTCAAGAAGAAGCAAGTGCGCGCACCAGCGAAGCCACCGATACCACCGTCCAGAACCACGTCGGCGTCCATGAACTTGATGGTTGGGAAGCCCAGGTTGCCGGACTCTGTACCTGCGAAGCGTTGGAGCGCCTGCAAGCTGCCCATGTATTGGGTCCACCAGAGGGTGTCCATCAGCAACAGGTTCGGGCGATCCATGCCGCGCAGAGTGCTGGCCCACATTGCGTTCATCGCGGGCTGCACCGTGGTCGGGTTGACTGCGGCGATGTTTGCGCGCTGACTGCGCCAGAACGCCCAGGCGGCGCGGTCAATGCCGCCGTAGGTGCCCGTGGTGGGCGTGACCGGCACCGCCAAGTCCAGGCCGATCAGTTGCTTGCCACCGGCTCCCGTGCCGTCACTGTACAGCGCGGCGGAGATGAGATTAGCCATGGTGGACTCCGCAACCTTCATGCGGGCTTCCATCAGGTCAATCATCTGCTCGGGACCGGCGTTGCGCAACATGTCCAGGCCAGAGATGACCACAGGCACGGCGGCTTGCCGAATGTCAAACGATGCGGCACTGATCACGTCTTGTGCCGAAACTGGCAGCAGATCGTATCCCGAGTACCAGCCAGCGTTTGCATTTTCAGCAAACGAGATTTCTTCCAGAATGGCTGAGCCGCCACTGAACTCGCGGATGCCGCCTTTGGAGTTGATGTAAGCCAGAAGGCCATTGTTTTTCGTGACGTTGTCACGAATTTTCTTTGAGCGCTTCTCGATGGTTGTTGCGAGAATGTCGCTGATGCTTGCGTTTGCGAATGCCATTTAGGGCTCCTTTGAGATGTGTGGTTAAACTCTGCGGTTCAGGGTTCGCATAGATGCTGCAATTGCTGATCTAATGTCGTCGCCGTCGCCGCCATCACTGTCTCGCGAGGGTGCCCCATTATCTGAGATGCTGGCCGCTGCGCGTCTTGCTCTGAGCGCCGCCTCATTCGTTGAGGCAACTGCTCCACCTTGCTGCCGACGCTGGACAATGCCTGAGATCGTCGGATGCAGCATTGTAGCGCGGTTGTACGCTTCTTGCAAGGTTATTTTATGGCCCCGGTTGGCTGCAAGGTCCAAAATGTCGGCCATGTCCGCGTGAACGTCCGCAGCAAACTCGTTTGCAGGGTTGCTCATGAACTGCTCAACCTCAGTCTGCAGAGCTGCGTTAGTCTGCTGCTCGGCCCGTGCCTGCTGCTGCTGAATGCCGTTGAAGTACTGCATCATGGGCGCAAGCCGCTGATCAACCATCTGCATCACGTCATTCTGTGGTGCCCGCTGCCCCTGCTGACCTTGCTGCCCCATGCGGTTGGACAAGGCAGCGTCCAGCATCTCCAGGTCCACGCCGTGCTGCATTACGATGGCCGTAACCAGGTCTGCTTTCTGCTGCGCGCTACCTACTCGCAGCGTGGCGGCGGTCTGCATCATGTTGCTGAATGCCTGCATCGGCGTGGAGTTTTCCGCCTGTATGAAGTGCATGTAGGGCTGCGCCACCTGTTGGAACTGCTGTTGCAGGTGGCGAGCTTCCGCCGTGGTGCGCAGGGTCTCAGTAATCTCGCGCTCACGGCGCATGACCTCCTGCTGAGCGGTTGGTGGCAGCTTGCTCCACTCTTCACGAGCCTCTGGCTTCCAGCTGACGGGCGCACGCGCCGCCTGAGGCTGTTGGGCCGGTGCCGTGGGTTGCACTACAGGCTGCGCAGGCTCAGCCGGTGCGGTACGGGGCACGAAGCGTCCGCTGGCGTCCCGGCTTCCGGCTTCCGCAGGCTCTTGGGACTCAGCAGGCTCTTGACTCTCCTGCTTCGGGGCTGCACCCTCCGGGACTTCAACCCCTGGGGCTGTGCCCTCCAATGAGTCCATGGAGCTGCGGATGTCTTCTGCGATGTCGCTCATGCTGATGCCTTTTCTGTGATTGCTGAAATGATGTCCTTGCGGACGGTGGTGTCTTGGTGCTGTGCGCTACGGAACTTCTCACGGGCCGCGCCAGCGTCCGCCCACGTCTGCTTGAAGTCGTCAATGGTGGTGAGGTTGTTCCGCTTCATGTATTCACGGTGCTTGGTGCGGCTGCTGATGTCTGTACCGTCAGTGGCCCGCATCCCGTCGTAGTGGCGGTCCCCTGCTAGGCTGTTCATGCCCGGCACGGTGGACAGCATGCGCACCATATGTGCATCCCCGTGTTGTCTACAGGGTGCGACAATGGGCTGTTGCATGTAGCTACGGATAGACTGTATGGTACTCTCTACCGTCTCACATTTGAGACATCTGTAGTCATATGTGGGCATCAGTCTTCTCCCTTCTCGGCAGGCTCTGGCCTGTTCGCCACTTCGTGAACCTGCATCCGCATGGCGTGCTCCATTTCTCGCTCGGCCAGCGACTCGGTCTGCGCGAGCTTCAGCCGCTCCAGCAGGTCTTTCATCTGCGCTTGGGTCTCTGCGGACTGTAAGTTCGCAGCTTCAATCATTTTGGTGAGGTCTTGTCCCATACGCTCGATCGTGAGTTTGGTCTCGCTGGTCTGTGCGGCAATACGCTCAGCCGATTGGGTTTGCATCTGCGCAATTTGGCCCTTCAGCTGATCCGCCGCCATCGCCACCTTCTCGCTGCTGGCGATCTTCGCCTGCTCCAGTTGCGTGCGGGCCTGCATCTCAGCTTGCTTGGCTGCCGCCACCCCGTCATCCTCTGGCGGCTTCGGCTCGCTAACCACGCGGATGCCCTCGTCCAGCACGCTTTCAATGTCGCTGCTGCTGCGGAAGCTCGCCACCACCCACTGAATCATCTTCAGGAGGAAGGGCAGCATGCGCGGCTCGCCTTGCGCCATCTGGCCCGCTTGGCTCAAGAACTGCCCCATGGCGGTCAGTAGTTCAGTGCGCTGTTCGCGCTCCGCAGTGTAGTCCGCAATGCTCAGCGTCTCTTCGCCCACCTCAACACGGTACTGCGCAATGCTGTAATCTTTCAGCAACTGCACGGCCTGCTGAGCATATTGCGCGCTCTCCGTGTATTCAATCTGGCTCTGCTCGATGATGGTTTTGGGCTGAAACCATTTGCAGATGACCTCGCCCTTGAGCTTTAGCGCCGCAGTTACCCAGCGGGCCACGTCACGTTGAGTGAGCTGCAACCGCACGCTGGAATATTGCGCCTTCAGGGTCTGCGCCTTGGCGGTCTCCCGCCCATTACTCGCCCCACGCATGATGTCACTGATGCTGGTGAGTTCGTAAATTTGGCCAATGACCTCTTTACGCTGCACCATCAGCTTTTCCAGCACGGCGGCGATGGTCTCCACTGGGAACCAGTCCACGCTGCCCCGCAGCCCGCCCTTTTCCGCCAGCATGCTCCAATTGTCGCAGGCCACCATGGCGAACTCCTGCCCCGTCAGCAATTTGGCAAGCTCAGGAGTGTTCTTGTCGTACACGCCCACCACACGTAAGGCCCGCGTAAGGGTGCTGATACGATCGTTGAGCATGTCAAGCTCTTCGTACTGATCCTGGGTCAGCGTGAAGTCAGCCCGTGGGCTGAAGTTACTGGTGCTGTGGGTGGCAATCAGCGGCTTGGGGCAGGGGAAGAAGTCATCCAGTTGCAGCGGGTCATCCACACTCTCCAGAATCTCTTCGCAGTGCCGGTTGACGAAGTACACCTTGTTCGTGTCCTCGCACCACACCTCAAACACCTCCACCCGCCCCTTGCTGAAGCCTTTTGGCAGGTCGTGGCCCAGCCCCTTCTTACGCTCGCCCTCGTAGTTCCCCTTCAGCTCGTCATACTTCTCCTTGCCGAAGCGCTTGGTGAAGGCTTTCTTCTTGAGCCAGCAGCGCCGCGCCACCCACCACACCTCGTCCCAGGTACGGGCTGGCGACCACAGAAAATCACGCCAATGAACGTAATCACAAGGCGCTGACTCCTTGATGATCACCTCTTCCATGATGGCAGCTTGTGCCGGGATAATTTGCCCCGTGTATGGGTCCATACTCTCTGGGATGGCAGGCTGCACTTCCTGCTGCTCCGTCTCCACATCGTAGCGGAGCCACACCTGTCCCAGTCCCGGCACCAGCCGGTCTTCCACGCCTTGCTTGAATGCACCATGCATGTCGCTGGTGTCTTTGTTGATGTCAATGTCCAGAATGCGCTCCAGCATGAGTGCGGCGGTACGCGCCACGTCATCTTTCGCATCCCCACTCTGCCGCGTCACCCCCGGGTGCGGTGGCGTGGCATACATGGCGCTCTTCATAATCTGCACGTTCGCCCAGAAAATGTTGTAGCGCTTCATGTCCTCGCTGGCCATCTCGTCGCCCCGCTCGTCCAGGTAGCGGCTGACGATCTTGTCGCCACTGTTCCGCCACTTCTTGTCCATCTCCTTCTCGACCTCGTCGAGTCTCTGGCACCACCACTTTTGTCCGTATTCCGTAGTGGGGGAGCTCGTGTCTATTTCAGCCATATATTCTTCCAAGGTTAGGACCGCGTTTGTTATCCCAGAGGTCGTTCAGGGCAAAGCCGTAGTTTACCCCCGTGGGCAGCGCCGCCGCAAGGGCTTTGTTGGGGTCTATTGGGTTTTTCGCCTCCCCCATGGGGTTAAGGATGATGTTGGCGTACCTGAACATGTCCGCATAGTGGCTGGACCAGTCGTGTACCGGCTCGTCGCTGAATACTTTCTTAGCGTCGTCATACTTCCGGTGGTAGCTCTTCAGCGCCAGTTGAAGTTGATATGTCTCCTTGCTGTGGAAGTACCAGATCGGCCACGTTTTCCGTGCGGCGGCGATGCCATCCAGCACGTCCAGGTTCGGCACGAGCTTCACCCGCAGGTTCGCATCGCGGAAGTTCTCGATGATGGACTTGCCCGTCTGCAAGCTCTTGCTTCTGGCATCCCACGGCAGCCAGACCTGTCCGGGCTTCAGCTTGTTCGCAGCCCAGTAGTTCTTCACATACTCGATGTAGTAGCTAATCGGCTTCAGGTTGTCGTGGTAGCAATGCCCCATGAGCAACGCCCCCGGCCTGCGCTGGATAAACCCCGCCGTGGTGTCGTCTCGCCAGCCCAGGTCCATAACGACGTCTGTGGGGGACACGTTGTCCAGTGGAAAGTCCCCAATACGCCCTTCCGCCTCCATGGTCTCCATTTGCCTGGCATATATCGCCCCACGGACACTGGCCTCGAAGCTGCAAAGCATCTCTTGCGCAAACTGCTCCTCGTCCATGAGCTTTTTCATCTCATTCAGGTCTTCCTGGCGGATAGCATTCGTCACCGTCACGGGCAACCACTCCACAAGCCACTCGGGGTCGTGTTGTCGCCCGTAAAACGCCTCGCGGAAGTGATTTGGCCCGTTTGGCGTGCCCATGAATACGCACCAGCCCCGCCGGTCGATCAACGCGGGCAGCAAAATCTCGCTAAACGTGTTCGCCGTCATGTTTCCGTACTCGTCCAGCACCAGACCGTCCAAATACAGACCTCGAAAGCCATCTGGGTTGTCGGCGCCGTACAGCGTAATCCTGGGTGAGTTGGGCAGCTTGCTCAACTCCACATACAGTCCAGATTCACTGATTTTCGGGTCAAATGGAGCGGCGGCCTCCTTCAAATACATCCAGGCCACGTCCTTGGCCTGGCGCAGCAGGGGCGCGACGTATGCATACCGTGGATTCTTGAGTGGATTACGTGATGCTCGCTCAATCAGGTCATTCACAGCGGCAACTGTCTTCCCTGCGCGGCGATGTGCGACCAATATGGCCCACCGCTGCCGCCTTGCATGGAACTTGGCGAACCACGGGCGGACCTTATACAGTATCTTAATTGCCATGGGCCTGCTCTTGCTGCTTCAACAGGTCGGCAAAGTCGTCCAGGCCGGTGGTGGGGGTGGCGTGCTCAATAACCAACGTGGTGCCCTCTGCCGTGATGTTGACGCTGGTGCTCGGCATCAACCTTGCGTACAGTGGGTAGAACTTATCTGGGTTCTGGTTGGCCCACAACGCCAGCCGTGGGACACCTCCAATCATCTGGAAGGCATTGTTGAACGCGTTTACGACGTCCATGCGGTTGAATCCATCCTCCTTACGCTTGACGCGAGGCAGTTTGGTCACGGTCTCAACGATTTCAAAGGTTTTATCATCCATGGGCGGGGAGCATACCACAGATTGCCTGTTTTGACAAGCGACATATTGGATGTCTCAATACTCATTTCACAAGAAAATGCATGGATATCTCAATACTTACTTCACAAGAAAATGCATTAGGATATCCTAGTTGCTATTTCACAAGAAAATGCATTATGATATCCTAGTTGCTATTTCACAAGAAAATGCATGGGGGTGGACAGAGCGGGGCGGAGTGTTGGTTGGGGTCGCCGTACCCCCGGGGGCCGGGTCGTCGTCCATAAGTTCGTCCTTATATAAGCTCGTCCCTATATAAGCTCGTCCTTATATAAGTTCGTCCTTATATAAGGACGAGCTTATATAAGCGACTGCTTATGGTTGCGCACAAAACAAAGCCCCCTATGCGCAAAGCATAGGGGGCTAAGGGGTAAGGGTAGGCTGCGCAGTATGCGCAGCCTGTAGGGGGGTTATGCGGCCTGCAAATAGCCACGGCGCAGTGTGTAGCCTATAAAGTGGCTTGGTAGCCCGGCTGCCTTACCCGCTGCACCGGTAAGCAGTGCCGCCACGGGTGCCGGGCCAGTGGCACACGCTGCGGCAATTACTGCCCACCATGCGGCGTTGTGGGCAGCGCCTGTGCGGTATGGCTTACCCGTAAGTGCCACCTGCACCACTGCTGGCCCGCCGCGCAGTGCCACTGCTGGGGCTGCTGGGGCTGCTGGGGCTGCTGGGGCTGCTGGGGCTGCTGGGGCTGCTGGGGCTGCTGGGGCTGCTGGGGCTGGCTTGCCTTTAGGGGCTGGCTTGCCTTTAGGGGCTGGCTTGCCTTTAGGGGC